AAGGGTCTCCGGGGGATCCCGGAGAGCCAACCAAATGGTAATACTGGTGAGTACGATTGTGGAGATGACGGAGGCCACAGTTGCGGCCTGTCGGAGTCGGCCCTCCCGAAGCCGAACGTTGAGGACGTTGGCGGTAAGGGAGGGGGTCCGACGGGGAGGAACGGGGGCCTCCGGCACAGGGAGGTCCGAAGAGAACTGGGTAAGCATTAGCAAAGCCAGTCATCTGGGACCTGAGTCCAAGAGGCACAGAAGGCGTGTGCGACGGCGGCGTTAAGGCCAAAGGTGACTGTGGCGTTAGGCGTCGTCGTCGTGTACGTCCCCACGAAGAGGAGGTCGGTAGTAGCTGTGTCGTCGGCCATACGGTAAACCACGGTGCATCCAGCTAAGGTTGCGCCGAAAAGCTCACCCTCATCCTGGGTCGTTCCAGCGACAAGGTAGTAGACCAACTGATACTTCGCGCCTACAAGGGCGTTATGGAAGTGGATGGTCGACCCCGAGCCGATGTTCTGCACGATTGAGAGATCGCGCATGACCGTGGGGGAGTTGAAATAGGGCCCGCCAACACCAAGGGTGCCAGTGAAGTTCATGAGTGGACCGTTCTGGGCGGAAAGGTGCATCTGCTTCTTATAGAAGGTGATGTCGTAGGAAACCCAGAGCTCACCCAGAGTGACTCCAGCAGCCGAACAACCCTGCGTGGCCACTTGTGTGGTCCCGAGTGTGGTCAATGTCACTGGAGCGCCATTACTGGTACTCGTGTAGAGAACCTTGGTGGGCCTCTCAGAGGGATCGCATTCGATCCCGTGGAGAAGTCCATCCGAAGGCTTAGCAGAGCACGCATAATCTGCGTTCTCCATCTCTTGTTTGGTCGAATAGACAGGATCATAGCCATCGTAATCGGTGGCGATGATCACAGCCCCAAGAGCCTGGGATGATCCGTTGTATTCGCTCGAAGTAGAAACGAATTCGAAGACAATCCCATTAGGCTCCCACTGGTCGTAGAGGTTTGACATCCTCGACAGCCATGGGAACGACTCATGGTCCGTGGGGTTGAGGGTGAAGTTCTGAGCGGTGAACGCCGTAGAGGCCCCAGAAAGGGGACCAGATACGATGTCACCGATGAACTCACGCTCGGTGATACGGGTTCCACGACGACCATCTTGCGAGAAGGTCGCCCCGGAAACTCCGCTCTTCATGAGGGAATTTCCCTTCACAGAATAGTCCCCGTGACCAAAGTATTTGGCCAGGGAGGAACCTGCGAGGGCGCCCAGGTCCCCTTGACCGGCGAAATTGCCGAGGGTACGGCCAATAGTCGCGGCAGCGGAGGACTTGGACATAATGTCCTTGACCAACTTGTTCTCCAAGTGGTCAATCTTGGACTCCATCCTCTGGAATGGGTCCTTAATGTTCTTCGTGGCGACTGAGTAGTCACCACGGCCGCGGATAGATCCGAGGGCTTTGCCTTGCTGTTTGCGAGGCATAATTGTGTATAGTGGGGAAGGCCCGATACACAAGCGGAGACTGTCCATCCACGCGTCCTCATTCGAGGGGCGCCGTGCAGTCGTTCGGCATTTTGGTTAGCACGGAAGTATTAAGTCGTTAGACACCGTTTTGGGCCAGAATGAACCACGCGTGGACTCCCTGCTGTTATAGTACAGTAACTTTGGGGGCGAGTTCACCCCCTCCTCTTCTTCTTCCGAGACCAAGAACTCGATTCGAACTCTCGTTCTTTCGGAGTATAGTCGCGGAGAAGATCCTGTGAGGCCATGATCGATCTCTCTTGGAGGAAGCGAGCCCGACCGAGGTGGGGGTGCTCCCTCCGAGGGGAAGGACGTGGCGTAGGGGCCGAGGAGGGACTGGGATCAAACTGTTCCCAGGAATCATCGAACCGAACAGTACGTTCAGCCGGTGAAACTCGTTCGACGGAAACGGGGATATCCGTCGTGATGAGGGTCTCTGATGAGTCGCCGGGGACCGGAAGGGATCGCTCCCAACCGGGCCCATTGAAGGTGAGGCTACGCTCCATCCATTCGTCATCGTAAGAGACGATTCGATATGGAAAGGAGGTCATCTCGGAAACCGAGAGGAGGGTAGCCCGACCGTGATTGACTCCCTTGAGGAGGCGAGTCAATTCCGCGTTCGTGAGTCGACAAGAGGGAGTAAGAGACTCCTTCTCGGGACCCTCCATCCCCATGGCGAGGGGAGTCGCTCGAATGGACGTGTCGGGCGAAAAGAGGGTCTGGCCGTAGCCAAGTGGACCGATCCCTACATCCAACTCAACGCTGACAATGCGGTCCTCCCCTCGGGTCCCGAGGGAAGGGGCCCCATTGGAAACAGCGCTGAGGTAGGTAAAGGGCTTCGTGGGGGCCATCCCCACGGGTCCAACGAATCCTTGCCGGGCGGAGGCAAGGAGCCGTTGCGCCAAATGCCGCTGTGGTTCAGAGAACCGAGGGTTAACACCTGGAGGAACCTCAAAGCCCAGGCCCCCGAGAAGGGGGTGGGCGAAGAAGTTCAGGGTGTGTCGGCCAAAGCGGGTAAGACGACGAAGTTCACCCTTATGGTAGAAGATGAACTGAGCGTGGGCACGAACCGGATCCATTGCGCCCATGACAGCCCGAGAGTGCCATGAGTTCAATGGAGTGAGTTCGTGCCGACCGTTCTCGTCAACGGCCTTCGAAACTCCTAAAAGGAGGCCGACATGGATGTATCCATGGGTGATGAAATCATGGGTAACTTCAAAGTCGGATTCAGGGAGTGAGTCTAGATCAGCCCAGTCCATTGGTTCAGGAAGAACCAATGTCGAGTCACCGGGTCGGCCAAGGGTCCAACGAGTGGAGCCGATGTCGAACCGGGCGCGAGGGAGAATGGTTCGGAACTCAATCGGTAGGGAGTTCACGGTCATATATCGGGGATGAACAAAGTTCTTCCCGAGACTGAGGGTGAATCCTACAGACTTAGAGCCCGAGAGCCATCTCTCGTACTGGGGAGGATCTGCTTGAAAGAGAATATCGTCTCCGTTGATCAGAACAGACATCCTTTTCAGGCTCAATCGCCCCCCGAGGACCTCCTGGCGCATAAACTCCGGTAGAGACTGAACATATGTGAAGAGGTTCAATATACAGAGAATGGGAAAGGAGAGGACCGAGCCCATGAGTTGACCGTTCTTCTGAAGAACGGGCTCTTGGGCCGCCTCGGGGGGGTAGATGAGGACTTGTTGAAGGAGAACAGCCCGGAAGTGTGGGACCATAGTAAGGTTGTCACCGGTGAGTCGGGAGATCACGGCATCAAGTACGAGACTCGTTGCATTGATATCTAGACCATCAGTGGCAGCCGAATAGTCCCCAGAGACAAAGTCCGCAGTGCGGACTCCGAAACTGGAGATTTCCCGGTGTCGTAGGTCATGGACGTTCTCGATGGAGAAGGTCCTAGACGTTAAATCGAAACAGGGAAAGTCGCCTAAATACTTCCAAAGGGACTGTTGGAGAGGGCCTGACAGGAATGTCGAAAGGGTCTGCATCTTCGTAATAATGCGGATCTTAAGAGACTCCTGAAGGGCGACGACCTTGGAGAAGGGAAACTGCCTCCAGGCGTCGGGGATCCCCGTTAGGGTATGGGCATTCAAGGTTTCGTACTTCAAGTCCAGGGGTTGGGAGGCGATCTTCAACCACTCATCTCGCGATGGGGGGATGAAACCGCGTTCCTCCCGGATACCCTGGTCAGAACTAAACATTCCAACCAGGCCATCCGGACTCGCGGAGAAGTACTTCTCGATTAACTCCTCCCTCAGTTCCTGACGAGCCCCTCCTGTAGAACGGGAGGAGACGTTAGAAGCGGAGGTCGAAGCTTCCTGGTGAACCAGACGTCCGAAGAGGTCAGGTGCCTGGAAGTTTCGAAAGAAGACAGAGAGGAACTTTTTCAAGTCCAAGACTGTCTCAGGAGACATGCCAACAGGGGGGGTAGCCAGAGCAGCAGCGTGCTTCTGGTAGGCCCCCTGTACGAAAGAAGAGGGAACCGGCGCAAAAGCCCTCTTAGACTGAGCAAGGGAAAAAGCGGCCCGAAACAACTGTGGTGACGACACACAGTTAGTAGGGTGGCAAATCCGATGCCAGAACTCACCCAAACGCCCTCCAAAAAGAGGGCAAGAGGGGGAAAGCTGGTACTTTGACCAGGAAGAGGGAACCGCCGGTAGGGGGTTCGAGAGGAAGGACGCCAAAGGGTAATCCTTCCAATATTTGACATTCGCCACGAACTCTGATTCGGCCCACAATCGCATACGATCGAAGGCGGAATAGACGTCCGTGGCGGGTGCCGTGCCGATGAACTCGGCGCCGTCGAGGCACAGAGGCCCGGCGACATCCAATAACGTGACGAGAACGGCACGGACACCGGAGATGATCTGAAAGAACATCTCCGGCACCGCGACGACCCGACACGTCTCGCGAATAACCCTCGCGGGGGGGGGGCGACCTGGGTAGGTCGCCCGGGTGACGACGTCCCCGGGGCCAAATGGCACACCGGGGACGTCCCGGGAGGGAGCGACTGGAAACCAGTCGTCTCCCTCCGGCAAGAAGCCCTCTCCGAAGAGAGATGAAACG